CAACGCGCCGGCGTTCCCGGCTGCACGGCCTGGCGCTCATAGGGCCGGAAGCTGACCGCCTCCACGCCGAGGAACTCGTTCAGCTCCTCGAACCGCGCCTCCAGCGGCTCCACCTCATTCTCGAAGAAGACGTCCGACGCCTTGGCCACATCGCCGAACCCCCCCGAGTTGGTCGGCACCACCCCGAGCAGCTGGGGCGGCGTCCGGTGAGCGGCGAGCAGATCGTCGCGCGTCGTGTTCTTGATGTCGGCGAAGATGTCCTTGGCCGCCACCTCGGCGATCGGAATGACCTTGACGCTTCCTTCCTTCGCCCCCGGCGAGTGGAGGAACATGTTCTTGAAGTTGCCGGGGCCCTTGGCGTCGCGCATCGCCTGCTTGATCGCCTCGACGTCCTTCTGCTGCCAATCGCCGCCGGTCATCGACAGGATGAAGCCCGCATGGCTGCCATTCTTGTAATAGCGCCGGCGGAAGATCGTCGCCGCTTCGTTCAGGAACCCGGCCTGGACGGCGCTAAGATATTCCGGGATCCCGTAAATCTCCTGGCTGGTATGCTCCTGCAGCAGGTGAAAGGTCCGGCCCTCGATCTCCTGCTCGATCCGCCAGCCGGGCACCCACCAGAATCGGCCCTCATCGACCCCGCGCCGGGTGAAGCGCGCGAGCGAGTGCACCATGCGCAGCGGCCGCCCCGCCAAGTTGCGGCGCTCCTCGAGGAAACCGTTGCCCATCACCAGGAAGTCGAGCGCCCACTTCCTGAACGTCGCCACGTCGAGCCACCGGCTCGGCACGAAATGCTTGGCGAGCAGGTTGACCTTCAGCCGGATGCAGCTCGCATGGTGCGGCGCCATGTCGAGCGCGCGATTGAGGCCGTCGAACGCGATCGGCGGCTCGTACCAGCGGCCGTTCTGGTACGCCTCGACATATTGGATCAGCTCGCGCCGATCGAGCACGCTTTCGGGCTCACCGAACGAAAAGGTGACCGTGCCGGTGTCGTTGTCGATCACGGCGTTCTGCGCGTCGGCAGCGGCCGCGACGCCCGACATGATGGGCAGCTGATCCATATCAGTAAATCTCCATGGTCGATCCGGCGCCGGGCTGAGCGCCGTCCAGGGGTTCGTTGTAGAGGGCGTGCATGATCGCCCAGGCGAGGTCGGCATGGCCGGTATCGCCGGCGCGGCTCGCCACATAGGTCACCGCGCGGCCGCCGGCGGTCTCCTGCGCGTTGATCGCCATGAAGCTGGCGGCGATGTCCTGCGCACCGGAGTCGAACTCGAGCCGGCGCTTGGAGATGACGTTCTTGGCCTTGAGGACCATCTGGACCTTGAGCGGCACCGAATAGTCGAACTTCGTCGCCGCGGGGAAGAACTTGCACACCAGCTGCCACACGGCCGAACCGATCCCCGTCGTGTCGATGCCGATGAAGCTCGTCCCCGGGAAGCGGTCGAGCAGCTCGCGGATCTTCTCCGCCTGCGCCTCGAAGTCGAGCCCGCGCCAGCGGAACCGCTCGAGGACGCGGAACTTGCCGCCCGGCTTTTTCGGCGGCGCCACGACGACGCAGGCGCCATCGTCGCCGGCGGCGCTCTCCTGCGGATCATAGCCGATCCACACCTCGCCGGTGCCGAAGGGCAGCAGCGCGTAGAAGTCGTAATCATCCTCCCACGCATCCCAGGAATCGACCATGCAGGGCCGCATGATCGAGAATGGGAACATCGACTTGCTGTCGTCGATGAACTGGCAGCCAAAGAGCTGGTCGAACTCGTCGGGCCCATATTCCAGCCGCAGCTGCTCGATGTCGAACAGGTTGCAGCCGCCGGCCTCGGCGTCCGTCAGCGTGACGATCTGCCGCCAGATGCCGTCGGGGCCGACCGCACCGGCCTGCAGCGCCGCATGGCTGATGTCGAACTTCTCGCGCTCGTCCTTCGGCCGCTTGGCGTTGAACAGCTCGCCTGACCAGAGCTTGTGGGCGGCATGCGCGATCGTCGACGGCGTCGAGAACAGCGTCTTCCGGTACCGCTTCTGCGACGCCATCGCCGACGCGACCGTCCAGATCTGGTCGAAACCGTAAATCCAGAAGCATTCGTCGATGTAAACGTCGCCGTGATAGCCCTGGGCGGTGCGGTAGTTGGTGCCGAGGAAGTAGAGCTTCGGCGGCTCGCCCTCCGGGCCCTCCACTCCGTCCAGGTCGAGCACGATCGGGTCGCCCTCGAGCTTCACGCCGGTCACCCGGTGCACGAAGTCGATGATGTATTGGCGGAAGATGTTCGCCTGGGCGCGCGACGCCGAGATGAAGATCTGGTTGTTGCCGGTCTCGACCGCGCGGACGATCGCTTCCCGCGCGAAGTAGAAGGTCGCGCCGATCTGGCGCGATTTGAGCACGAAGCGCGTCGATAGCGACGTCGATCCGCGCCAGTTCAGCTGATATTGGAACAGCCCGCGGTCGAACGCCTCGATCAGCGCGGCCTGCTGTTCTTCGGTCAGGTGGTTCTTGCGCGCCTGCTTCTTCGGGCCGGCGTTGCGATTGGCCACCTTCTCGTTGAGATGGCCTTCATGGCCGCCACCCAGATATTTGCGGACGCGGGCGAGCTGGACGATCTGCCGCCCGAGCAGGTCGATCTCCTTGAAGTCGCCGCCCGTCTTCGATTCCTTGCCGACCAGGGTGCAGTATCGCGCGACGGTCGCGTCCTCGGCGCGCTCCCACGGAAGGTCATCATCCCAGCCGTCGCGCTTCTTCCAGCTCGCGACCGTCTTTCCGTTGAGGCAGAGGCCGTGGAGCTCGTTCAGCTCCTCGACCAGCTGGCGCACGCCCCAGCCGCGCCAATAGAGCGACCGCGCCAGGATCCTCGGATCGAGGAACGGCTCGCGCATTGGTTGCTCCGGAGGACGGACATCAGCAGCTTTCACGGGGCTGGACGCTAACCGCGCGCGGCCGAGCCTCGCCCCACGGCGGTGTTGTAGGGCTCGGCCGCTACAACGCGCCCGCGTTGCCGATCAGGCCGCTTCCGATGCTTTTTGCAGGCCGCGGCGCACCGGGTCAGTTCCTCCATTCCTGACCCGGTGCGCCCACCCTGTTCTGATCCGGAGCGCCCGATCTCATGGCCAAAAAGTCGAAGTTCTTCCGCGTCGCCGTCGAGGGTGGCACCACCGATGGGCGCGTGATCGAGCGCAGCTGGATCGACGACATGGTCCAGAACTTCAACCGCGAGACCTACGGCCCGCGCTGCAACATCGAGCACATCAAGGGCTTTTCGGCCGACCCGCCGTTCAACGCCTATGGCGACGTCGTCGCGGTCAAGGCCGAGGACATCCAGCTGTCGATCGGCGGCAAGATGGAGAAGCGCCGCGCGCTCTACGCCCAGGTCGACGCGCTGCCCAACCTGGTCGCGCTCAACGACAAGTCGCAGAAGATCTATCCGTCGGTCGAGGTCTCGACCAACTTCGGAGGATCCGGGAAGGCCGGCCTGGTCGGCCTCGCTTTCACCGACAGCCCGGCTTCGCTCGGCACCGAGATGCTGGCCTTTGCCGCCGGCCAGGGTGAGAAGAACCCCTTTTCCAGCCGCAAGGCCGACCCGTCGAACGTCATCACCGCGAGCGACGAGGGCCTGAAGCTCGAGTTCGAGCCCGACGCGCAGGCGCCCGAGCATGCCGGCCTGTTCGCGGCCGCCACCGCCTTCTTCAAGCAATTCACCGACGGCAAGGCCTCCGAGAAAAAGGAGGAGCCGGCCCAGCAGCCTCCGCCGCCCGCCAACGACAACCAGGTCAGCTTCGCCGCCCTCACCCAGGGCCTGGAGAAGATGACCGCCGGCATCGAGTCGATGGGCACCGCCTTCAAGGCCGACATCGCCGCGATCCGGACCGAGCTCAGCACGGTCAAGGCGTCGATCGAGAGCACCGATGCGAGCTCGTCCAAGCGCTCGCCCGCCACCGGCTCCCAGAATTTCGCCCAGACGGAATTCTGATCTCCCGGCGCCCAACCTGATCCTCTCTCTCCGGAGCTACCGATGAAGAACCCGACCCGCCTGCTGTTCAACTCCATGCTGACCCGCATCGCGCAGCTGAACGGTGTCGAGGACACCTCCGTGAAATTCTCGGTCGCCCCCGAGGTCCAGCAGAAGCTGGAAAACAAGGTTCAGGAGTCGAGCGCATTCCTGACCGCGATCAACGTCACCGGCGTCGACGAGATGGAGGGCGAGCTGCTCGGCCTCGGCGTCGGCGGACTGATCGCCAGCCGCACCGACACCAGCGGCGCGGGCCGCCGCCAGACCAAGAGCCCGTCGGGCATGGACGGCCGGCGCTACTCGCTCGCCCAGACCAACTTCGACACCCACATCCGCTACGCGCTGCTCGATCTCTGGGCGAAGTTCCCGGACTTTCAGACGCGCGTTGCATCGATGATCGCCCAGCGCTGCGCGCTCGACCGCATCGCGATCGGCTGGAACGGCGTCAGCCGCGCGGCGAACACAGATCCCGTCGCGAACCCGCTCGGCCAGGACGTCAACAAGGGCTGGCTGCAGCGCCAACGCGAGCAGAACCCCACCCGCGTGTTCAACGCGGGCGCCAAGGTTGCCGGAAAGATCCTGGTCGGCCCGGGCGGCGACTATGCGACGCTCGACGCGCTCGTCTATGACGCCATGCACAATTTCCTGCCGACCTGGTCGCGCAGCCGCACCGATCACGTCGCGATCTGCGGCGACGGGTTGCTGCACGACAAGTATCTGCCGCTGATCAACCGCGAGGATGATCCGACGGAGCAGATCGCGCGCGACATCATCATGGCCACCAAGCGCCTGGGCGGCAAGCAGGCGGCCGAGGTTCCGTTCATGATCGACGGCGCGATCTTCATCACGCCGCCCAAAAACCTCTCGATCTATTATCAGAACGAGAAGCGGCGCCGGCACATCAAGGACGTGCCCGAAGCCGACCGCATCGAGGACTATCAGTCCTCAAACGAGGACTATGTCATCGAGGATCTCGA